TTGGCGACATAGAAATCGTACCACGATAAAGTATAGCGTTTATAAGACTTCATTTAAGTGCAGCCAATTAATAAGTAGAATATATAGAATACTACTAGGTGAAGAAGATTTACCTACGTCAAGTAGAAGTGTGTTTTACGATAATGAATCATATACTGATAAAGTTTATAATAAAGCTATTGATGATATGATTAAAGACCCAGACAGGTAATGGCATTTAAACTAGGTTCAAATAAAGGATTGCAGGCTGAGGGTGGTAATATCAAAAGTAAGTTTAAATTTAAAACTGAAAAAGAAGTTATACCTGGAACACCTGTGTTTAAAAAAGATCTAGGCGAAGGCATATTAGCTGAAGCAAACATGGATGGCTCTATTTATATAAGTAAAAACTTACGACCTGACGATCCAATGCTAGCTCAAGCTATGAGGCACGAAATGCAACATATAACAGCTATGAAAATAGGTCATGAAACATACGATGACAATGCTGTTTACTATAAAGGTGAAACTTGGAAAAGAGTTAATGGGTTTATTATAGATCCACACACTGGTAAAAAATATCAAGAAGGTAGTAGAGAGCTTCCTTGGGAAAACAACAAGATATGATAAATAACTTAATAGGCGGCCTTTTTGGCAAGGTCGTAGAAAATGCAGAAGGTATCCTCGACAAAGTTATTACAACTGATAAAGAAAGAGACGAGGCTAAGCTTGCTTTAAAATCTGTATTATTAGAAGCAGAGCGTGAAGCTTTTGCAAAAGAAGTTGAAGACAGAAAGTCTGCGCGCGATATGTATAAAGACGATGCTATTATACAAAAAGTATTAGCAACCTTATTTACTATAGCTTATTTTGGCATTACTTTTGTAATGTTTAATTATTTTGTTACTAAAAGTTTAGAGCTAGGTGAATTTGAAATTAGCTTTATATCAACAATATTTGGCGCAATGAGCGCTAAAGTAAATACAATTATAGACTTCTTCTTCGGTGGAAGCTCAAAGAAAAACGAACAAATAAAAGAAAAATAAAATGGGACAAAATTCAACAGAAGTAGCATACGGCTTTGGTCAGTTTGGATCCGCTTTTGCAGACGCAAACGCAAATACGATTTCACCTCCAGAAACTTTACGTATTGTAGCTATTCAGTTTTTAGCTGACACATCGCTTGACACATTAGTTTCTGATGATGCTGATGTATTTCCAACTATTGGAGCTGCAGCTCATGACAGTGGTCACTACACTAGAACAGTAGACGGAGCAACTAGTAGTTCAACAAAAGTTATATTTGATCAAGAAAACGCTGGCACAGGTAATAACGATAACATAGAAGTAGGTGATGAAATATTTTTAGCTTCAACAGGTGCTTTTTTAGGAAACGTTACTGGTTTAAATCCAGATAATGATAACACTAGAGAAATATCAGTAGTAAGTCAATCTATAAGCGATGGCGTTACTCTTGCTTTTAAAAAACCAGGAAAAATAGGCTTCCAAGGTGCTGGTGGTATGGCTATTGATAGTTCACAAGTATTTCCAAAAGGATTAACTATATACGGTAGATGGACTTCAGTATCAATGAGCGCTGATGACGCAGATGGTGGTATAATCTGCTACTTTGGAAAATAAAACAAATTAACTAATTAAATTAAATTAAATCATGGCAAAAAGAAAGACCCCGAAAACGGTGGACTTAAAACCCCGTGCAGAAAAAATTACAGATCAGCAGTTAGAAAGATTGCAAAGAACTGTTAGTGGTATTAATAGAATAAAAGTAGAGCTAGGAACTATTGAAGTTCAAAAGCACGGACTTTTACACACTTCTAACGATTTGCAAAATGTCTTACAAGAGCTACAACAAGAATTTATGAATGATTACGAAACTACAGACGTAAATATTCAAGATGGTTCTATAAAATACAAAGAAGATGGCGAAGCTGATAAGGAAGATTAGTGTAGGTAAAGATTATAAAAACGACGCTATGCACTACGCTGTTGGACAAGAAGTATATGGTGGTCATACTATCTGCGATATAATAGAAGAAAAAGATAAGTACTCTATATATATTAGAAAAAATAAAAATGTTATTCCTTGGAAGGACTTTAACAAAAACATGGCAGTATCTGTTGAATATAATCTAGAATATTAATGAAAAGTATATACGGTTTTGTAATTGAGCCAGATGGTAAAAGATACAACAATACTGTAGACGTTGATGGATCTAGTTTAATATTAAATACAGAAGTTTACAATCATCAATATGTAAACAGAGAAGCTAAAGTTATAAGTACTCCAAGAGTTAATAACACTAGTATACAAGACTTAGACTCTGTGCTCGTGCATCACAATGTATTTAGAAGATGGCACGATGTAAAAGGTAGAGAAAAGAACAGTAGAAGTTATCTAGGTGATAATAAATATATAGTATCAGAAGATCAAATATTTCTATATAAAAGAAACGATGATTGGAAATGCTTGCCAGGTTACTGCTTTGTTCAACCGTTAAAAGCAGTAGATAACTTTAACACAGAATCAGAAAGACCTTTGATAGGTATTGTTAAGTACTCAGACGGACTAGTAGATGTAGGAGATTTAGTAGGATTTGATCCTGTCTCTACATACGAGTTCGTTGTAGATGGAGTTAGACTATACCGAGCATTATCTAAATTTATTACAATCAAATATGAGTATCAAGGAAACGAAGAAGCGTATAATCCTAGCTGGGCGTAAAGCAGTTGATGAGTTAATTAAAGTTGCTCAAGAGCAAATCATTACTAATACTGAAGATGATGTATCTGCTGATAGACTGAAAAACGCTGCAGCTACTAAAAAGTTAGCTATATTTGATG